AAGCATTTGCGACCACAACGTGAGTTTACGCTGGTCATCGCATGATGCGTACTCGCTCGAAAGTAGTTTCACATTGCGCTCCAGTTTGGCCTTCATCTTGTCGGCTGAGATTTCATAGCCTACGTGATGCACAATGAGAGAACAGGGGGCGGCACGGAATCCAGCTTCGTCGATGCTCCATCCGATTTGCTCGTGCGCAGCACCCTCGAATTGGAACCCGTAGCCGTTGCGAAACAAGCGTATCGTTGGCACGTGGTAGCGCACGGCGTCGTCAAACTCCGTCCCCGTATGCGTCTGCTGTGATCCCACACAGCCGCAAATCAATCCGCCAATGCCTGGCGGATATTCGGATAGGCGTTTGAAAAAGTCGTGCTGGTGAACCATGAGTCTGTCGTCGGCATCCAGCCACATTATCCACGGGCGCGTTGCCAGTGCAATACATTCGTTGCGCAGATTTGCGAAGTGTAGTTTTGTCTTGACTGTCTTATAATACCTGACAACCGTGTTGCCGTAGGTTTTCGTCTTACGATGGACGGTAGGTTCTTCGACTTCGCCGATGCTATTCCACAACACGACGACCTCGCTACCGTTGGGGATGGTGCGAAGTAAGTCGAGCATATAGTGAGCGTCGGATTCAGTTGCAATAACGCAAACGGAAAGCGGCAAGCCCTCAGGTTGCAAGGGGACTATTTCAGGTGTTGACATGGGGCTCCGTAACGATTTTCTGTGGGTACAAAACTACGTTGAATGCCCCACCCTCGCTATCGAATCTTCCGACATGCACGTCCTCGACTGATCGCGGGGCTTCGTCCCCGAAGAAGTCAGGGTCGATGCGTACGCCAATATCGCCATAGAGTTCGGTGACGTTCTGAAGATGCAGGATAAGTTCGGAGATGAGCATCATGATTGCACGTATGTAAGTACCACTTCGTACATGATCGCCATGTTATCGCCCTTGTCATCTACGTAGCCCGTGACCGATGACGTATCGATGCTGTGAATGAGGATGTCATAGCCCGCGGCCGTGACTTCAGACGTTGGCAGTTCGGCGGCCACAGCATCAATGCACTTGTCGATCTTCTCTACGATAAGACCGTGGTTGATCGCACCAAGTCCTTCGTTCATGGAATCCAAACCGTTCTTGGCGATGGCGTAGATACCGATTGTCATGCGTCGCAAGGGCGCGTGCACATACGCCGTCTCGCTCTGCAATGTCTCGACGTCATCGGAGATGATGTTAACGTAGACTTCCGTCTTTGTGGCACTGCCGACCTGCTCCAGAATGAACACGCGGCGCACGTCGAAGGTCGGCTCCAGTTCTAATTTGGAGCGCAGCAGGTCGAGCCCGAAGGCATAGCGGGATGTGGTTGCCATTAGCTCAGTAGTCTCCGTAGCATATCGCGGATGATGTCGCCCAAGTCTTCGTCGTTCATCGCCTTGATCGATGGCCCTATGTACGGCCGTGGCGGTATCGTAGCCGCGTGGTTGCGCCCCGCTTGGCCTCCGTACTCATGGATGCGAGCGTATGGAATGACGGCTAAGTCGATACCCCAGACGAACGAATACGTGCCGGCCTTCGCTTCGGTGCGGCTGACGTTGCCTTTGGCCTTGTAAACCGTGGCGGCTTTGAATAGGTTGCCCTTGACAAGTTGCAAGGTAGTGCCCTTCGGATTGCGCGGGTACTTTGGCGTTCTGTTGGTTTCGCCGTAGTTGTCGGTTATCCGAGCGGCCAACACGGTCTGCAATCGTTCCGGGTCGAAGGCGTCCTTTGCCTCCGTTGGAAGGCGTGACAGAATCCGTTGCACGTATTCGTCGATGGTCATCGATACCCCAGCGTAGTATAGGGGCGCAGGCGGCTTTTGAAACGTGCCATGAGGTCACGATAGACTGTCGTTTGCGTCATGCCGCCTTGGTTCACTGCAATGCTTTGCACACCGAAACGGTTTTCACGTCCGCCAAAGTCCGTCATCTTGAATAGCTCGACTACGATCTCCGAGGCGATCTCTTCCAAGTCAGCAGGGACGGCGTTCGTTGTGCCGTCGTAGCCTACCGTAAGGTTAGCACGATAGAAGACCTTGACGAATCCGTCGTCTTTGTACAGCGACGTCACGCCGCCGGTGTTGAACACCACGGGGCCGGTGATCGTCGACCATGCGTCGTATGGGTTGTCACGCTCTTGAATGCTGTTCATGACCACGGGGACTGTGTAGTGCAAGAGATGCACACGGTTGCCATCGCCGACGAAGTCATACGCTACGGCCTGTCCAGTGACGGGCTGCTTGCATATGTTGTTGATGATCGATTCCGACTGTGTTATCAGCGACGCAAGACGGCTGTCGTTAGCAGACGATTGGTCGTTGATCCAAACCGTCTTCAGTTTGTTTACGGTTGTAAGTGCCATCAGATTACATCCTTTGCTGCTTTGGTTGCCGGCTTGCCAAATCGTGAGTCGTAGATAGCCTGGTCGGCTTTGCTGAGTTTCGCCGGCAAAACGCAAGCGATCATATTTTCTTTGCGATAACTTGCGATGTTCACCTCGTTTGACTGATTGCCTCCGAGCACCTTGACTGTCGTCGAAGTGTCACCAACACAAAAGCCGACATGATTGCCGCCTTTGCGAGTGAACACCACAAGACAGCCCGGGTGCAATGCGCATGACTGGCCATAGGTCGCCCATGACTTTGCCGCTGCGGACTTGGTTATCGTGTACTTTGCTTTTGCCATAACCCAGTTGACGAACGAAGAGCACCAGGGCACTTCGTCCGATGTGGCCTTGAGTGTTGTCGTGGCGTGGTATGCTACAATCTGCGGATGCGCAGAAGCCCCGGCTATTTCCTTGACGCCGCGTTCGCCTTCGGCTATGTCCATCCAGCTATACTTCATTCTGCACACCTCGCATAGTTAGGATCGTTTCGTACATGAGATTTTCAAACAGCACCGCCATCGGCTCGTTTACGTCCTGACCTGTCACCGATTCGAACGCATGCCACCACTCGTGCAAGAATGTCTGCAGACGTTCCGTTTCGGATGTTGCCTTGCCATCGACTGATGATGCGATGCGGATGGTGCGCGTTGTGAAGTCGCACTCCCCGTATCCCGTCATCCCACGCTTGGCAATAATCACACGCCAGCGCTGGCCTGCTAATTTGAAAGACTTTGGAATCGTCACCGCACCACCCCGTTGATGATTGTGCGATTGTTCACGGCGAATGTCCCGTCACCTTCGAGCTGCACCGTTGCAAACCCATGATTCCACCCGTTTCTAGGCGCATAGTGAGGGTTTAGATCGCATAGGCAACCCACAGACCAGCCCGCAATGAAAGACCCGTCTAATGGCCTGCGTATCTGATCTTGGCTAGTCCTGTGCACGTGACCTACGAGGATGTTGTCGAGGGCTTTCATCCGGAAGCTCCGCGCAGGCATCACACCACCACCACCGTACCACTCGTGTCCGTGATCGACCCATAACTTACCGATCGTCATCTTCGCACGATTGCACACCCACTCGATACCGTTGTCTCTGATTCCAAGCATAGACTCAATGTCGATCGTCCCCTGCAGTTCGCTGGCCTTGCGTGCCAGGTAGCGTTGAAAGCGCTCCTCGTGGTTGCCCTCACGGTAGATGATGCGGACACCATCGCCAAAGAATTTACGCAGGTGCTCGAGCATTTTCTTGCCAACGTCGAGTTCCCACTTCCACGACCGTTTCAATTCTATCTTTTCGTGAGATGACAGCTGGTAACAATCCATCATGTCACCATTCAAGATAACCGTCTGCACACCTGCGGTCTTCAGCTCTTGCAATGCCGTGAGGTACGCACCGTAAAACTGTCCAGACGCATCACGTCGCAAGTCGTGGAAGGGCCAGTGTGCATCTGAGATAATGCCGGTCAGGTTGCTGGTGACCTCACATACGACATCGTCCCGCAGGTCTCCGATCTCCATTTCGCCGTCGATGCCTGGCACGGCCCCGTAGGATTCATTAGACGTTCCCTTGCGAGGGTCCCACGCTTCGCCCTGTTCACGCTGGTCTTTGGACTCTTCTGGTGTTATGCCATGCCTAGCCTCGAAACCACGCTTGTAATGCGCGGCAGCAGCCTTGATAGCCGCTGGGTTTTGATAAGTCCCAGCGGCTTTACGCATTTCAATGATGAGGTCGTATTCGTCCTCTGTTAGGCGTGGTCGTACTGACACGTTAGGCTTCGCCGTCTTGTGCGAACAATCCGAGCAGGAATAGCGTTACCGTGATGATGGCCTCGGATGGGATTGCGATAGCAAAGATCGAGTTCACTAGGTACGCAACACCACCGATGATGCCGGTGATCGTAGTCTTTGGGTTCTTCATCAGAACGCCCCATGTAATGTGGATAATGTATGGCACAAGACGTGCCTTCTGCCAAAGTGATAATTCGATAGGTTCCGTGTCGAGTGTGATCTCATCGGGGCTGACCTCTTGACGGTACAAGCGTATCGGCTCGTCAGTCTGCAGTGGCCTCACCGGAAACGGTGGGG